CTAAAAGCGGTTTGGCGCCACTATTAAGAGATAAACTTGTTTCACTTGCTGAACAACTTATGCTAGAAAACCCATCATTCTCCCGTATATACTACGGAGTATTCGCTGGACAATTGGAAGGTTAAAATACGTGGTTAAAAAGTTCTCTTCCTCACCTGGGGTATCTGACCTAGCCGCTTCTGGGTATAATGCTGGCAATACTACCGCTTTTCAGCAAGTAGCCCAGGGTATTATTGGTGGCACTATAGGTCCTAACCGTTGGCTTGATGAAACAAATCCATACTTGCAGTATATTGATGCAGCAGATGAATTTGCCAAGAACAATGCCTTCCAGAATATCTTCCGTGGCTTAGTAGATTCTAAGTCCCCAGCAGCCGGATATCGCAATGCTTGGGAGTATCTACAGGATACTATGCGTAAGATGAAAATGTCTAGTGGTAAAACCGCTCTAGGCATACCCACTGTAGAGGATATGAACGGCCTAGAGAACGTTATTAGGGCTACAATAGGTAGTAACGCCACAGACCCTATTGCGTGGCTCCAGGCGGCTTCTGTAGGCTATAAAGGCGATGAAGTAAAGCAAATTGATACTACCCCTCAGTTTACCCGTCAAGCACAGAAGGCACTTCAACTTAAAGACTGGGGAGATGCTAAAGCCGCTCTTTATGACAGTTACTACGCTGCCTTTGGCGTAGCCCCTACAGATGACCTAGTTTCTAAATTAGAGAAACAATGGAATGCAGAGGTCAGGAAACAGACTACATATACGGTTACAGAAGGCAAGACTACATACGAGCCTGTCTACACCGATAAACCTGTTTATGACAAGACTAAGCCGGTTCTAGGTAAAAATGGCAAACCTAAAAAGGACAAGAAAGGCAACATTATCTACCAGCAAAAGGTAGACAAGAAAGGCAATCCTGTATTTGTCCAAGCGAAGAATACTGCTGGTCAACTTCAGTACAAGACTGTTTACAAATCTAAAACCGTTAACGAAGGTGAAGGTTTTACCGATGTAGAGCAACAGCAACTTCTTGCTGATTTCCTTAAGGCCAATTTCCCAGAAGGCGACTTTAACGCAGAAGAAGTCGGTGGTGCAGCCAAGTCCATCTATGATGAACTTGTAGCAGTTAACAGGAACAACTATACTGCAGTTCCTGGATTTGATAAGTTAAGCGAAGTTATCTTAAATACGATTGGCTCTGCAGATGCAAATGTTGCTGCAGAAATGATTCGCAAATACAAAGATGATGTTCGTAAGCAAACTGGCAAAAGATTTATGAGCCTTGCTGAAGACCTTGCTGCAGGCAAAGATGCCAAAGAACTTATTGGTAATGCCTTAAGTGTGGCAAGCAGTTACTTAGAAACCAACATTGACGAAAATGATTCTTTGGTAAAGCAACTCTTTAACTTCAAAGATGAAAAGGGTGTTTACCGTATGCCTAATGACCTTGAGTTGTATCAACTTTTAGATAATGACCCTCGTGCAGCATACACCTCTAGAAAGAAGAATGAGGCCATCAATATGTTTGAAACATTGAAGAGCAGGTTACAACGTGGCTGAACTATATCTAGATGATGCAGAACGTCGTATTAAAGCAAATATGACAGCGTTGATAAACGCTGCTAGGGCTGTCCCTGCTGTAAAAACTAAACCCGCAAGCGCTGCTTCCGTTAGGCAGAAAGAGGCTGCTGATGAGGCTGCTGCTGTTGTGGCTACGCAAACAGGGGCTTTAGAATCTCCATCTCTTACTGTCATGCAAAAGCCTACAAGAGAAGAGCGTATGGCTCAACTTAAGTATGTTCGTGAATCTAATTACAGGACTCAGCAGGCTATCTTAAAAGGCGAAAAACCAGAAGTTCCACCCGAGGATGAGAATTACACTTATGATTACACTTGGCACGTATTTGCTGGTGGTGGCGGAGAATGGCGTTTAATTAGGTTTCCTAAGTTTAAGCCAACGGTTGCTAAAAGTGATAACAACAATAACAACAACAATAACAACAATAATAATAACAATAATAATAACAATAATAATAACAACAATAACAATGACAACACCGTTGTAAATGGTGGTCAAACTACCAATATTGATGTTCTTAAGTCACTACTTCGTAGTTTAGGATACTCAGCCAACCTTATTGACTCGTCTGCAGACTTCTTAAATAGACTCCTAAAAGATGGTTTAGATTACGATAACGCTATTTCTATCTTTTTAGATTCTAAAGAGTATACTTTTAAGAATGGACAGAAAGTTATTTCTCCATTCTATACTGCTTATGGTTACCTTAATGAGGGACTCACAGTACCTAAGTCTGCTGCTGACTTGTTCAATGCGGTTGAAGGATACAAAGAAGTAATTGCTAAGTATAACCTTAACGAGAAGTTCATATCTTCTGATTCACTTAAGAAGTATATCAAAAACGATATTAAGGTTTCAGATTTAGATGCTAGAGCCAATGCCGCTCGCCTTAAGGCCGTCAATGCAGACCCTTCCTACACCAGCGCTTTAATGCAACTAGGCTACATCAAGGCCCCCACAGACTTAACAGATTTCTTCCTAAATCCAGATATTGGCAAGGAAGCCTTAGAGCAAAACCGTGCTACGGCAGCATTTTCTGCTGAGGCTATTCGCCGTGCTCAGCAAGGTGTGACCTTTGACGCTACAAGATTCAAGCAGATTTCTGCAGGCTTGTTAGGTAAAGGACTAAGCGAAGAGCAAATAAGCGCAACCGCTGCTACTGGTTTTGAGACAATTTCTCAACAACTCAAACCAACACAAAAACTTTCAGGTATCTACGAACGCATTCCAAGAGCGGAAGCAGTAGAGCAAATCCAAATGGAACTAGAAGCAGAACAGTTCCTTGGAACCGCTTCAGAACGCCGCAAGAGACTTAGTGAACTAGAAAACAGAAGTTTCCAAGGTGCTGCTGGTACAACAACATCCTCGCTAAAGAGAAGGTCAGCAGGCATAATCTAGAATCCCGACACGGACCAGCCAGCCCCGTGCGGTGTATAAGACTGGAAGTACGAGCCAAGATGGACTCCCCAATCCATGTTGAGGCGTGCGACAACTACTAATGATGGGAGAGGTTGCTATGAGCAACAATCGCGATAACTACTGGGAAGACGATGACGATGAGGACGATGTACAAGACCAATTCGTCGGGTCTGATACTGACCTCGTTAAGAAACTGCGCAAGCAATTAAAAGTTGAGCAGAAACGAGCAAAGGAACTTGAGTCAACTCTAGGTGAGTTGAGCAAAGCCCAAAGAGACCGCGTACTAAAGGATGTTCTTACATCCAAGGGTATCAACATGAAGGTCGCAAAATTCATCCCTACGGACATTGATGCTTCTGAAGAAGCAATCGGGTCGTGGCTTGAGCAGAATGGTGATGTGTTCGGATTCACTCCTGAACCTAAAGCACCGATTGCCGAGTACGACAAAGCAAATCTCCGTCAAATGGATGTAGTGACCCAAGGTGCTGTTTCACCCGAACGGGCAGATGAAATGGTTATGAAGATAGACAACGCAGAAAGCGCTGACGAACTTCTAGCCTTCTTACGCTCGCAACAGTAAATTCGTTCATAGTCTAGGAGACTAATAAATGGCTAATGCCTATGTATCAACAGGTTCTTCCTCACTTGGAGGTACCGCTGGTGCAGCAGGTCTAGTTCAAAAGGCGTATGACCGCCTTCTTGAGTTCGCTCTCCGCTCAGAACCTCTAATCCGTTCTGTCGCAGATAAGCGCCCTGCTCGCCAATCAATCCCAGGCTCAACTGTAGTCCTACAGCGCTACGTTGACCTCACTGCAGCAACAACTGCACTCACAGAAAATACTGACCCAGATGCAGTCGGTCTTTCAACACCGACCTCTGTAACCATCACTCTTAACGAGTATGGTAACTCAGTTCTCGTAACTCGTGCGTTGGAACTCTTCAGCCTTGCTGATGTAGACCCAGCGATTGCGAACATCATCGCTTACAACCTTGCTGATTCTATCGACAAGATTGCGATGACCAC